ATCAGGCTCCTGGCACTACTGTAAATGGTGTTGCTCTCGGCGCTTCTGGCGACGAAGCCCATATCGCTATCGTAGATGCTAACGGTGCTTTGACTGGTACGAAGGGCGCAGTTCTAGAAACATATTCTGGCGTTTCCCTTGGTTCGGATGCTAAGACTGAAGACGGCGCTGGTAACTTCTTTGTGAATGTTATCAACCAGCAGTCTGCGTATATTTCGGTATCTACCAATAATATTCTGGATTCTGGTTCAGCTCTGTCTGGTACTGACTACACTACCAATGCTGATAAGCCACTTGTTCAGAATTACCCTTTGTCTGGCGGTAATGACGGAACTGCGGTTACACCAGCTAATAAGATTGTCGGTTACGATTTATTCAAGTCTGCGGAAGACATCGACATCTCTTTGATTCTAGGCGGTAATGCTGACGTAACTCTAGCAACGCACCTGATCACAAGCATCGCCGAAAGTCGTAAAGACTGTATTGTCGTTATCTCTCCTGAGAAAGCTGATGTTGTAAACAACACTTCTTATGCCGGTAAAGAGCGTGACGATATTATTGCGTATCGCGATACTCTGCCTTCATCATCATATGCAGTGATGGACTCTGGTTGGAAATATCAGTACGACAAGTACAACGATATCTACCGCTATATTCCTCTGAACGCTGATACTGCTGGTCTGATGGTTCAAACTGACTTGACTCGCGATCCTTGGTTCTCACCTGCTGGTTATAACCGTGGCAACGTTAAGAACGCTATTAAACTTGCTTATAATCCTAGTAAGGGCGATCGTGATCAACTTTACAAGAAGGGCGTTAATCCTGTTGTAACGTTCCCTGGACAAGGTACTGTATTGTTCGGTGATAAGACTATGTTGTCTAAGCCTTCTGCTTTTGATCGTATCAACGTTCGTAGACTGTTTATCGTTCTAGAGAAAGCTATTGCGACTGCTTCTAAGTTTACTCTCTTTGAATTCAACGATGAGTTTACTCGTAGCCAGTTTACTAATCTAGTAGTACCATTCTTGCGTGATGTACAAGGTCGTCGTGGTATCACTGACTTCCAGGTAGTATGTGACGGAACCAATAACACTGGCGAAGTGATCGACCGAAATGAATTTATCGGCGATATCTACATCAAGCCAGCTCGTTCTATCAACTTTATTCAGTTGAACTTTGTTGCTGTTCGCAGCGGTGTTGAGTTCTCTGAGATCGTTGGTCGCGCATAATAAATATAACGTATAGAATCGGGAGATAAGAAATGGCGTTTAATGTAAATGAGTTTTCTGGAGCTTTAAAAGGGGGCGGTGCGCGTGCATCGCTCTTCCAAGTCCAGATCACCAATCCAATCAACGGTGTAGCAGATGCGCAAGTACCATTTATGGTAAAAGCGGCTCAGATTCCTGCTTCCACAGTCGGCACTATTGAGGTTCCATATTTCGGTCGTCAGATCAAAATAGCTGGCAATCGCACTTATGCTGAGTGGGCACCAACCATCATCAACGACGAAGACTTTGCTATTCGTAATGCTATGGAGCAGTGGTCAAACACAATCAACTCCGCTCAAGGCAATTTGAATACAGCTGGCGGTTCGGCTCCAAGCCTGTATAAGTCAAATGCTCAAGTTACTCAATTCGCTAAAGACGGATCTATCCTCCGTGTTTACAACTTTGTTGGTATTTACCCAACTGAAGTTGCTGCTATTGATCTGGCTTGGGACAGTGAAGCTATCCAAGAGTTCGGCGTAACCTTCCAGTATGATTATTGGGAAGTTGCAGGCGGTTCTACTGGCGACGCTGGCGGGATCTAAATCCTAAAAAGTGAACATGGGGTGTTCATATAAATAACCGTGAACACCCCAATTATTATGAGGATAATACCAAATGGCTATAGATCTATTCGGATTCCAAATAGGACGTAAAGAAGAGGAACTGCCCACAGTTCAATCCTTTGCTCCGCCTCCAAACACAGACGGCGCTCTTGATGTAAATGAGGGCGGCGCTTTTGGCACAACTGTCGATTTAGATGGGTCTGCTAAAAACGAATCCGGTTTAATAACACGCTACAGAGAAATGGCTCATCAAGGTGAGTGTGATAAAGCCGTTGATGATGTGTGTAACGAAGCTATCGTGAGCGACACCAATAATAACAGCGTCGATGTATCGGTTGATGATATTGAGCAGCCTGACGCGATCAAGAAAAGAATCCGTGAAGAATTTGACATCATTCTTGATCTACTAGATTTTAATAATAAAGGCTATGATATATTCCGTAATTGGTATGTTGACGGTCGCCTTTATTATCATATTATGGTCGATACCGCTAACCTTAAAGACGGTATCAAGGAACTGCGAAACGTAGATCCTCGTAAAATGAAAAAGATGCGCGTTTCTAAGAAGGAAACCGAATCGCTCGGAGATAATAAGCAAGTCAGGGCTAAGAAATACAATGAGTTTTATGTATATTCAGCTAATGGAGTTGCAGCCGGTTCGCAAGGCGTAAAGATCGCAACGGATTCTGTTGCTTTTGTACACAGCGGCGTTATGAACGAAAGCAACTCAATGGTTCTTGGTCATTTGCAGAAAGCTGTAAAGCCGCTGAACCAATTGCGTATGCTTGAAGATGCTACTGTAATTTACCGTCTGGCACGAGCGCCGGAGCGTAGAATCTTCTATATAGACGTAGGTAATCTGCCTAAAGCTAAAGCCGAGCAATATCTGCGCGATATGATGGTTAAGCACAAGAATAAATTAGTTTATGATGCTAATTCCGGCGAAGTAAGAGATCAGAGAAAGCATCTAACAATGTTAGAAGATTACTGGCTGCCTCGTAGAGAAGGTAGCAGCGGAACCGAGATTACCACTCTTCCAGGTGGCCAGAACCTTGGTGAACTTGATGATGTTCAATATTTCCGCAGAAAGCTGTACGAATCATTGAACGTCCCTGTTTCAAGACTAGATACAGAAGGTCAGTTTAATCTAGGTCGTTCTTCAGAAATTACTAGAGACGAGTTAAAGTTCTCAAAATTCATCTCAAGACTGAGAAATAGGTTCTCTGAGTTATTCTTTGTATTGCTAGAAAAGCAGCTCATCCTCAAAGGCGTTATCACGAAGGAAGAGTGGAAGGCAATGAGGAAAGAAATATCTTTCGATTATTTGAAGGATAATCATTTCTCTGAATTGAAAGAAGCCGAAGTGTTGAGAGAAAGATTAGGTCTATTACAAGATTTAGATCAATTTGTCGGAAAGTATTATTCAGAATCTTGGGTTCGCAAGAATGTGTTAATGCAGAGCGAAGACGAGATTGAAGATATCGCCGCACAGATCGAAGACGAAGGGTCTGGCGAAGACGGCGAAGACGCTGATTTTTGATTATAAATATTTTTTTTGGAGATGATTATGAGTGAAGAAAACGAATTACAATACAACACAGTAGACGCCGTAAACTTAGCAGCTGCTGGTGACGTAAATGGGTTTAAATCCGCAATAAACGATTTATTAATGGATAAAGTGAAAGACGCAGTTGACGTAAAGCGGTTTGATGTACAACAAAACTTTATGCCGTCCGAGGCGGCACCAGAAACAGAGGAATAGCAATGGCTATCAAGAGATTTAAAGCATACGTTACAGAAGCGGCTTCTGGCGGTCGACCGATTGATAAAACAGAAAAAGATGTTTTAGAGCCTCGCGCAAAAGGCGAGAAAGACTTTAAAGCAAAACACAGCATGACTGTCACTAAGCACCCTGTCGCTGGCGATCATCAGTTTGATGGCGACCTTGCCGAGATCACGGAAGAAGAACTTCTAGAAGCTGAAGAAGCCGAAGAAGACGAGGAAGAAGACGAGGAAGAAGAAACTGAACTCGAAGAAGGCAAAATGAAAGAGTTTCATGGCTACGTTGAACAAGGCAAAGACGCTAAGTTTATCGCCAAGAAAATGAAGCTAGACCTGAAGACTGTTGAAGCGTTAATGGCCGATATGGTTGAAGAAGTTGCGCTGGAAGAAGGCGTGGTCGATCAGCTTAAAGATATTGTGAAGCGCAAATCGGCTAAGAAAGTCAAGTTCGGCAACGGCAAGAGCGAAGAAATGGATATGACTACTGCAGCCGCATTGCTAAATATGTTAACAAAGCTCAAGCCTGCCAATAAAGCAAAGGCTGAGAAAATGTTGGAGAAGTCGCCTGAGGGTATGTTCCAACTACTAGACGTTGCGTTTGGAGGTAAGTAATGAAAGTATTAGGAAGTGCCGTAACACTATCACCGACTGTTACTAAGTTGGATGATGCCGCAGCTGCGTTTATCACAAATACAGTTGATACCGTAACAGCAGTTACAATAAGAAATGCTGCTGATGACACCAGCACCGGTACAGTGTTTGTTGGAGCAAAGCAAAGCATAACTCTAAAGTTGGGAGCCGGTCAAGGTGTTCGTGCTTCAACTGACTTTAAAGGTACGCCAATCGCAAGCGTAGGATACTAAGGGAAAAAACAATGTCAATGAAACTAATCTGCGAAGTAAATGAAGATATTAATTATCTGACAGAAGCCAAAGACGACAATGGTAAGAAGTCTTATTTCATCGAAGGCGTATTCCTGCAGGGCGATATCAAGAACCGTAATGGTCGTGTTTATCCGGCAGAAGTTTTAGATAAGGAAATCGCTAGATATAATAAAGAATATGTAGAAAAGAACCGTGCGTATGGTGAATTAGGTCACCCGCAAGGTCCATCGATCAATCTTGAGCGCGTGTCGCATATGATTACCGAACTCAAACGCGACGGATCAAACTTTTTGGGTCGCGCTAAAATTATGACCGAACCAACATATGGAGCGATCGTTAA